GGGTTGCCTTGCAGCTCAATTGGTTGCTAACTTTAAAACCGAACCTGGCCAATTTTATTTACATGAACCAATATTAGACCAAGATTCTGGACAAGATTATGAATACCATATTTTTAACCATGAAATTGATGTCAAAGATTATACTGGTAAAACCATATTTGCGGGCGACTATGATGAATTTGATAGTTTCTGTAGAGAAGAAGAATAGCGGCAAACTTGGCAATCCGCTCTTGACAAATTTGCCAAACTGTGTTATAATGATATCTCAATAATAAAAAAGGAGTTTTATATTATGAGCAAAGCAACAAAAACAAAAACAATGAAATTGAAGCCGTTTCAAAAGCTTCTAACCCTTATGATTTCTGGTAAGCCAGTTACAATTGAAGAAATTGATACCTTGCTTGGTAAAGAAATTTATATGTACCGTCTTTCAACCTATATTTGGCACATTAAAACTGTAGCTAATGGTGTTGTTAAGGCAATCAAAACAGGTCGAAAAGTGACAGCCTATCAGGTTATGAATGTCGACCAAGTTAAAGAGTATATGTCACGAGTTGGTGTTACTGGCTCTGGTTTTACACCGGGCGCCATTGTTAAAAAACAATCAATCTCAAAGTTATCTGACTTGAATTCAAAGCCAGTTAACCAAGTGGTTGCAGACCAACCTGTAGCACAAGCTGCTTAACTTTCATAGGGAATTTAGCTCGAACCGAGTTATCGGTAGTAGGCTAGTTTTAAATAACCTTAATGGTGCCCTACCCCTATTTCTATGAATATATTTTATTTACATCAAGAACCTGAAGCCTGTGCTCAGGCTCACCTTGATAAGCATGTTGTTAAAATGATTATCGAATATGCACAGTTGATGTCCACTGCTCATCGTGTGCTTGATGGTTTAGAATATATTGATAAGACGGCTAATAATCGCAGTATTAAACGATGGCGATTAAACGATGACCGTGAAAACAGATTGATGAAGGCGTCACACATGAACCACCCTAGTGGTATATGGTGTCGTGCTAATCTAAAGAACTACATGTGGCTGTTTAAAATGTGGCAGTATCTCCTAGAAGAATACACTTTTCGCTATGGTAAACAGCACGCATGTAGCCGATTATTAGATGTGTTAGAATCACCACCAAATAATATGAAAGATGGTGATTTCTATCCGCCTACACCGGCTATGCCTGACGAATGTAAAATTGCCAATGATTCGTTAGCATCCTATCATAAATACTATGTTCTTAAAAAGAACCACTTTGCCAAATGGACAAAGCGAGAAGTGCCTTTATGGTATTTAAATGGAATAAAAAATAATGCCAACTTATATTTTTCGTAATATACAAAATGAAGAAATTACTGAGCGCATTATGAGTATTTCGGCTCGTGAGAAATACCTTAAAGAAAATCCTCATATGACCACTATCATACAATCTCCAATGATTGTTTCTGGTGTCTCTACTTCAAATTCAAAAGCAAATAAAGTGCCCACAGGATTTGGTGAAGTATTATCTAAAGTAGCAGAGGCCCATCCAACAAGTGTCGTTGGTGAAAGATATGGTAAGAAGTCAATTAAGGAAATTAAAACAAGAGATATTGTCAAGTCACATGTTAAGAAATTAACAAAATTGGCAAACAAATAAAGGAACGAAATGAAAAAAAGTTTAATTTTAGTAGCGTTAATGTCATCTTATGCTGTAGCTGCCGATAAAGGTTTTGTTACAATCGAAGGTGAACATGAAAATATCCATGGTTCTACCAATGATGTTCGCAGTTTAAATGTAATTCCTGGTATCAAATTAGATAACGGATATACATTTGACCTCAAGACACAAATTCAAAGTAAGAAAGATGACCAAACAGTTTCAGGTAATATTGAACCACGAGTCCGTTACGATTACAAAATCGGCATGACAGACTTAACAGTTTGGGGTCGTATTGGTTTGGGTGAAAAGATTGAAAATGGTGCTAACTTTGGTTACTACACCGTTGAACCAGGCATATCATATGCTTTAGCTAAAGATACTAAACTATTCATTAGTGATAAATATCGTGATTCATTTGCTGATGGCAAAGGATATAAAACTAATACAATCTATGTTGGTGCAAGTAAAAACTTAACCGATGTTGATACATTAGGTTTGAAATTGTATCGTAAATACAATGACACAGAATCAAACGGCGTAGAAGTAGCTTATACTCGTTGGTTCTAATTTAAAAGAAAGTTATATTATGTTTAATTATGTGAAGCTACCTGAGCTGGATTTTGAGCTCAAATCAGAAACAACCAATAAGGGCAGAACCTATGTTACACCAAAGGGTGATGTTTATCCATCCGTAACAACGGTTCTGTCACCTTATTCAAAAGATGCTATTCTTTCCTGGCGTAAAAGAGTCGGTGAAGAAGTAGCTAATAAAATATCCACACAAGCATCAAGTCGTGGTACAAAACTACATTCGGTATGTGAATCATATTTGCTAAATGAAATTGAAAAAGAGCAAATGCAATTGATTATGCCCGATACAAAAGAATTATTCTTTAAGATTAAATCCCATTTAGATACAAATATTGGTACAATTTACTCAATTGAGCGTCCTTTATTTTCAGATAAATTAAAGATTGCAGGCAAGGCAGATTGTATTGCTGAATGGAATGGTGAATTATCTGTCATTGACTTTAAGACATCATCAAAAGAAAAACAAGAAAGTTATATTCTAAATTATTTCATGCAGGCGACAGCCTATGCTGAGATGTTTGAAGAAATGACAGGCAAAGCTATTAACCAAATTGTTTTGGTATTTGCTTTAGTTGAAGGTGGTTCTCAAGTAATAGTTAAACAGAAACATGATTACCTAAAACCATTAACAGAATACATTGACTTTTATTGGTCGGGTATTAATGAAGAAGTTGCTTGACATTTAAACCAATTGTGATATAATTATATTATGGAAGCTTTAATTAAACTTAACTTTTTAACCTTAGCATTTTTAGGTATTATACTATTCTTTATGGGTGAAATTATTGGTATGGTTATTAAGTTTATTGGTTTAGCTTTAGCTATTATTTTTACAATCGTATTTTTAATTATGTTGTGTTTCTAAAATGGCAGAGCATTGGAATGGTGGCAACGGCGGCAAAGGTTCTAAACCTAGGCCATATAGTGTAAGTCAAGATGAATTTGGTGATAATTATGACCTTATTTTTGGTAAAAAAGACAGAAATAAGACCAAAAATATACTAAATAACTCTAATAGCCAAACACACACAAAGGCTAATACACACAATACAGACACACAGGAGAAGTAAAATGTCAAACATGACACCGTTCGAGATTCGCCTTGAACTATTAAAAATGGCGAAAGACATGCTTGAAGAAGATTATCGAAGCAAGCGTGAACAAATCAGCAACGATTGGTCCGTAAAAGTTGAAGTAGCAAAACTCAACGGCGGAGCAATACCAGACCATCCTGGTTTTCCAACTTACCCATCAGAAAAAGATATTATAACCAAAGCACAAGAACTTAATGGCTTTGTTTCTAATATAGACACTAAACCAGTCAACAAAAAAGCTAGCGCAACCGTATAGCCAAAGGCGTTTTATAGCCCTTAACTAAAAGGAGATTCTATGCAGAGAATTAATACACTCAGCACATCGACAATGATTATAGCAACATTTGTATCAGTAATGATAATTTTAGGTTTCAGTAGTGTAATGGCAACACAGATTGATCCTATGCCAATTAAAGTCAGTTATCAAGACTTATCACCCAAAGCTAAACAACAAGTGGAATGTTTGGCGCAGAATATCTATTTTGAATCAGGCCACGAACCAAAAAAAGGTCAGATTGCCGTAGGTATGGTCACCATGAACCGTGTTAAAAGTGGAGATTATCCAAGCACCATTTGTGGCGTAGTTAAACAAAAATTCCAAGAGACATGCCAATTTTCATGGTATTGTGACGGCAAATTTGATGTGAAGTCCTTGACACACTTCAATAATTCATTGTATAATAGCATACGAGAATTAGCCGTATATGTTTATGTCAACCACGATAAAATTGATGACCCAAGCAAAGGTGCATTATTCTATCACGCTGATTATGTGAAACCAGGTTGGAAGAATATGGTTTATCTAACACAGATTGGTCGCCATAAGTTTTATAACAAAAAGGAAAATACATAATGGCTCAATTGAAAGATGCAGTTAAAGTTGGTACAATATTTTTAGTTTGTTTAACAATTATCTTACTTTCTATCACAGGCGGTATTGGATATTATTTCACACAAGACCGCCAATTAATGGCTCGAAATATTAAAGATGCTATTGATAAAGGAATTGACCCAATGTCAGTAAGATGTTCTTATGCTTCAGAAACAGATAATGTTTGTGTTGCATATGCGTATTCAAAGCAAGGTAAAGCATTTTCGATTCCCGACCAACCTATATCAATAAAGAAATAATATGCCAACAAAAGATGAAATGAATAAGTTTGCTCGAGTGATTGATTCACTTGTAGCAAATACCGATTATAATTATATCGAAGCGATTGTCGAACATTGTAAAAAATCAGGATTAGAAATAGAAGTGGCCGCTACACTCATCAATGCAAATCTTAAATCAAAGATTGAGATGAATGCCATGGACCACAATTTACTTAAAGAGAAAAGTTCTCGTTTACCAATATGAGTTTTATTGCTATCTCATACGAATTTCAAAATAGCAAATTAACTTAAAGGAGTATAACATGCCTAAAGTCACTTTAGATGTTAATTTATTAGCTAATGTAGCGCTTGCTGTATTAGCAGTTGAGTTAGTTGGCAAAATCACCGGTTGGTGGTAAGTAATTAAGAGTTGAGAGAGCTCTTCAAAACTCTCACTTTATTTTATGATGGATGTTTATGACTGGTTATGAAGCATACGAATTATTTCAAGCCTTAAAAAGGCATTTTACCCAAGAGAAATTTGATTTCTTCAAATATCGTGGGCATATTAATACATCAAAAGAAGCCTTTGAGAATCGTAAAGACAAATGGCACTTCTATAAACTCTCACGCAAGTTTGCAACAAAGCAAGAACTTACCGATTTTCTAATAGCTAATTTTTTAGATGATGAAAATATTTGGGTAAATAATCTTCTCCAAGAAGAAGCTGATATCAAATACATTCAATATAAAAAGGTCATGCAATCACTTGCCTATACCTTTGAGAATGATTGTGTATCAATATTTGAAGGTTGTGATAATCCAAATAGTTTATTGGCAACCAATGGTGACTATCCTATCCTACTCACCAAGGCACTTCGTAAAGAGATTCATATACAGACCCTAGTTTTACTGAATAACATTCTAGGGTTCGTTCCAATGTGGTCCAAAACTATTACGGACACCATTCGTTGGCCTAATTATCATATGAAAATGCTCAAGATTGCCTCATTTCTACCTCAGGATAGTGTAAGATATAAACTCATATTGAAGAAGGTTTTACTTTGATGTGAGACTAAATAAGTTTATATTATGGCAATTAGTGGATAAAACAAGATACAAATATACAATAACATACTTTACATACGAAAGGCAATACAATGAGTAATTTTGATACATTAAAACGCAATCGTTCAAGCTTAGAAAAACTAACTAAAGCGATTGAAGCAACAACACAGTCAACATCAACCGAATCCGGTTCACGAGAAGACCCCCGTTTATGGCAACCTACAGTAGATAAAGCAGGTAATGGCATGGCTATTATCCGTTTTCTACCAGCACCTTCAGTAGATGGTGAAGACGCATTACCATGGGTTCGAGTATTCTCTCATGGTTTCCAAGGACCAGGCGGTTGGTATATTGAGAACTCTCTCACTACCCTTAACCAAAAAGATCCAGTTTCAGAATATAATTCAACCCTATGGAATTCTGGCATTGAAGCTAATAAAGAAATCGCTCGTAAGCAAAAACGAAGATTAAATTATGTAGCAAATGTGTTTGTGGTTTCTGACCCAAGTAATCCTGAAAATGAAGGCCAAATCCGTATTTACAAATTTGGTAAAAAGATTTTCGACAAGATTACTGAAGCGATGAATCCAGAATTCGCAGACGAAACTCCAGTTAACCCATTTGATATGTGGGAAGGTGCAAACTTTAAATTGAAGATTCGCAATGTTGAAGGTTACCGTAATTATGATAAGTCAGAGTTTGCTGAGAAATCAGCCTTACTTGACGGTGATGATGCTAAACTTGAAGCATTATGGAAACAAGAACATTCATTAAAAGAATTCTTGGATCCAAAACACTTTAAACCTTATGATTTATTGAAAGCTCGCTTAGATAAAGTATTAGGTTTTGAAGGTGATGTAGCACCAAAATCTAAAGCAATTGATGCTGTGGTTGAAAACTTCAATGATTCTCAATTAAATGCGATTGATACAAAAATTGCAACCAGTGAAGATGATGATGATTTGAACTACTTTAAATCTTTAGCTGAATAGTATTACCTATGCAGTAACCAAACCCCACTTCGGTGGGGTTTTTTATGCGGCTCGGTATACTAATGCCTGTGAAGCAGAGTTTGTATCACGAGGTGATTGCGCTGCTTGATTATTAACCACTTTGGTGTTATTCGTTGTTGGTTTATTGATAACAACAGGTGTGGTTGGTTTTTGTTGTTCTCTTTGACCAACAGCTACACTATTTGAAGCTTGTGCTATCTTTTGTCCTTCTTGTCCTTTACCACCATCAGCTTGAGATACTAATGCTACGATTTCTTGAGCACGACTACCAACTTGTGTGTACCATTTACTATCTTTAAGGCCTTCAGCTGCACCAGCAAAATCTTCATTCTCTAGTTTAGCTTTTGTACCTGGCCATTTTGGCCACCATTTACCCATATTAAATGCTAAATCAATAAATGCACCTTTACCACCTTCATTTGCTTTATCATAACTTGGAGTTTCTTGTGCTATTTTAACATGATGTGAAAAATCTTCTTCAAATAAATTCATCACCTCATCATTACTAAATTTTCTATTCCAAGAATCAGGTAACGATTTACCATTTCCAATAAGATGACCAACACCAACAGTCCATAAACCTAATGAATCTTTATATGGTTCGTTACGCACACCTTCATGGCGTATAACCATTTTCTTAACATCTTCCATGCCAGATATTTTTTGTGCTGGTTTAGGAATACCTTCTTCTTTTTTGCCAGCTTTAGTTGGTGCTTTAGCCGCTGGTGCTGGTGCAGCCGCAGGAGGTGCAGCTGGCGCCGGAGTAGGTGTAGGTGTTGGTGGAGGTGGAGTTGGTGCAGGTTTAGCTGTTGGTTTTTGTAATACTCCAGCTGCTTGTTCTTGAGGAGTAAGCTCTTTTTCTGGTTTCTTACC